TCGGCTACGGCTTTGACGGCCAGCGGGTAGGCGTCTGTGATCTCTTGCTCTGTCGGTTTAGGTGTATCAGATAGCCACGTTAAACCGGCGTAGTCGTCACCGTTCAAAAGTCCATTCCGCGTCAGGGTGCGAGTGTGTCAGAGTGAAAGCAATATCTATCATGCGCTTATCTCCATTACTAGAATGTTAGACGAAACGGCAGCATAAGTGTCTAGGCCGCGTCTACCGACAGTGCCTGTACCGCCTGATACTTTCATCTGGATTTTGTATGTCGTGGCTGATGTCGTCGCGGGACTGTCGAGGTTACTTATTGATAATGTACCAATAAGGAGGGGGTAGCGCCTGGTGCTGCTATGGCTGTGGCGTTATTTGAACCGCCCGTACCCTGTGCTAGTGCTGTACTATCACGAACTAAATTAAAAATGTCGGTGTTGTTGCCAGAGTTACCCGCTTGAAAAGTGGACAGGATAAGGATTTTGCTTGATGTTGCGCTCGGTGTAATGCTCACAGTTAATCCCGTTACGTCCACGAAAGAAGCGCTTGTCGTTGTGAACGCATCCACTTTAGTTACAGACACAACCTGCAACACTTTCCCGCCGTCGAGCCCATCAATATGGTTGGCTAGTGCCAAACTTACGGCCGGATAGCCCGCCACAAGATCGGCCGCCTCGACGTATGGTGTTCCTGCTGCTGTTGTCGCCATTTCTCACGCTCCTACTAGATCGTTATTCGACACTATTTCAAACCATTGAGCCGCCGCATCTACGTCGCCCCACTCTAAATCTTCTAAGACTTGACTCCACAATAGCGTTTGGTAACTGAAACGCGGGTCACTAATGGATACCGTCAAGACGTGTTGCCCGTTGTTATATGAGTCCGTCCACCCTTCGACTATGCCCTCGTAGGACTGATACGGGCCAGACGCGGGTAGGCCGGTCACGATCACAAGATTACCGGAGACTAGGGCTAGGGCTTCGTCGAGTTGATCGTCGGTTAGTTCATGCATGAGAATAGATATTTGCCCGAGATTCCATAGCGGATTTGCTTGCGCTGTAATGATCGCGCCCGCCCGAGTAGTCGCATCCGTCGAGTCTTTGATCTGTGTCTGTAGCCTGTACTCCCGCCGCCCATAGGCCGCTATCGACGCGCTATCTGTCTGGTTCACTATCGCGTCGGCTAGGTAAGTGACGGTTACGTCGTTGATCAGGGGCTCAAGTGTTTTAGTGAACGTAGGGGCGAACACTACGGCGCCGGCATCCATCGATGTAGCAGTGATCACGGTTGGGTATGACGCCCAGTCACCAGCTGCATCCGCCCAGGTGCCCACCTGGTTTGACCATATGCCAGCAAAGGTTGTTTGGCCCCTGTTACCGTAATCCTCAAAAACGATTTGCCCCTGTGGGTCATCAAAGAATGTTGCGCCTGTCCACGTTGCGACTTCCTGCAAGGCGTCAAGTGCCGTGGCGGGTTGTGCGTCTACAAGGTCGACCGTGTGCAGGGTAATGTTGGCGTCCCCACCGTTAACGAGTGTTTCCCCTGACCCGGTCATTATTGCTTCGACACGTTGCCGGGCGCTCTGCTCAGTCCAACCGCTGGCCCCAACATCTACTAGTCCAAGGTGGGAAAGGTTACCCATTGCCGTAATGCTGGTGATAGCGGTCGGGTTTGTTGTGCTAATAAATGACACGTTTAGGTCGGAGATTGTGCCAGTAAATCTAGGCACATCATTGAACGTAATGGCCACAACATCAGCGATTTGCAGCTGCGGGCCTGTGTCTCCCCTGAGTGTTATCTGGACGTTGGACGCCGTTGGGTTATTGGTCACTTCACTGCGACCGTGGGCAATCGCCAAGTTGTAATCAAAAAGGCCAAGGTTGATCACATCATCATTAATAGTAATTTCTAGGGTTCATGTCAACACCGGTCGAACCACTGCGCCACTGCGGCTGTCAGATCGCCGTATCACGTTAGCAATTGCCTGAGCCACCTGCTGATCAGTAATGGCTGACTGTTGAGCCTCTGCCCGGGCAATCCGCCCCAGCCCTAGCTGCACTGCCAGCGGCCTCCACATTCGCCAAGGCTTCTGCTACATCTTTGGCCAGCTGCGCCTTAACGCGCCCTACCGGCTTGCCAATGCGCTTCCCGAGTTTCGAGAGTCGGTCGCCTTCCTTGGCTAGCTGGGTTGCTAGTCCGTCAACGGCAGCGGCGCCTGATTCAATACCGGCAGCAACAAATCCGGGCACTAACCCGAGGGCAAGGCCGGCGGTTGATTTACGGACGCCAGCAAATTTCTCGGTCATCGTCGGCACTAGGCCATCATCGAGTAGTTGAGTGGCAAGGGCCGCACCTGTGACTGGCCCTAGACTGGCGATCTGATCGATAAGGTGCTGGTCTGCGCCTTGGGCTTTTATCGCCGTAAGTACTTGGCCAAAGTAATTCGCCTGGTCTATTTGTTTGTTGAAACCTTCAAGCAGGCTGACACCAGTGGCAGCGCCGGCATCATCAAATTGGCCTTCAAAGGCTGACGCCAGGTCAAGTCCGGCGGACAGTTTCGACTGCATCGTGTCAAGAATGCCAAGATTCTCGTTAAGTTTCGCCATTCTCGTGTTCAGTTTGTCGGCCGTGTTCGAGTAAGACGCGGCCAAATCTTCATTAAGTGCGATCAGTTTAATCTGTTTTTAGTCAGTTCCTCTGTACCCTCTGACATTTTGCCAGTCGCGGTATTTAAGGATTTAGTTTCAGCAGTGGCTAGGGCGAGTAATTCGGCGCGGCGTGCAAAATATGGTGCCAGTCTTTTTTCTTTCTGCTGCTTGATCTGCAGCAATACCTGAGTCATACGCCGAGTCAATCAAAGACTGTTGCGCCTCCGTAGTTGCACCGGCTGATGCAAGTGCAGCCATGCCCACGGCAATAGTTTTTTTGTACATGTCTGCTAGGGCACCGCTGGTAATGCGGGCCTCCGAACCAACGTCCGTTATTGCTCCGGCAAATGTCAGGGCTGCCGACGCGCCTGGTATTAGTTGGAGCTGTAGTTTGTAGAGTGTTGCCGCTAGGTCAAGGCCGCTGCCGTTGCTGTCCTCTGTCTCTCTGCCAAAGTTAGCTACCCGATCACCGAGGATAAGGAGACCTGCAGCGAAGTCGACGCTGGCCGTGCCGGCCGCCTTAATCATGGGCTCTAGGCTTTCCATGCTATCGACGAGGGCCTGTGTACTAGTGTTGCTGTCGCCCAGGGCGTCGACGCATGCCTTGGCCAAAGGCTTCTTTAAGGTTGTCTGCAGCTGTTGTTAGTCGACCTATTTGGCCTTGGAATGTGCTAGCTGAGGCTGTTGCTTGGCCTGCGAATGTGCCAGAGAGTTTCCTGGTGATTGCTTCCATGTCGCCAGAACGCAAGGTGGCGGCGTCGATGCCGGCCCCGAGTCGGGACAGGCCCGCAATGTTTCCTTCGTAGGCTTTACCTAGTGCCTCAGTTACGGCTTCTAAACTTTTACCTGACCCGGCCGACACATCGAGGGAGAGCTGCAGGGCCGTGTTGGCTTTTTCTGTGTCACCCAAAGCCCGTACCAGGCGATCATATGCCGGCCGTAATTCTGTGTCTGCTATACCGAGGGAGCGTTCTAGCTGGTAAATGTAGCCTTCGACCGCTTTAGTGTCATGGGCTAGGCCCACGTTCAAGAGTGTGGTGGCTAACTTTTTTTGTGCGGCTTCATCATCGAGTGCAGCCTTAACACCGTCGACCCCGAACTTGACTGCCAGTGCGCCGGCCGCTGCAGCTGTCGCAATGAGGGCCGGGCCGACCATTGATTTCATTGTGCTGGCGAAACCTTTAAGGCCGCCTTGGGCTTTGTTCAGTCCAGAGTTAAATTTTTTCAGGTCTGCAGTAACAAAAATTTGGAGGGTTTTGCCGCCTATGGTTGCCATTAGATTCTTGGCCATTTCGCTACTAGGCGATCAACTGTTTGTGACCATTCCTCTAATGCAGGCTTTTGGTATGTGCGTGCCTTAGATAGCCAACTGGTGCGTTGGAAGGGGGCCGTTGAGTCTCCACCGTCACCGGTATCAACCGGGTAACGCAACATGTTACTTGACGCCTTGCCCCTAGTAATTTTCTTTTGTGACCCAATCATTACCTTGGGCACACGGTCAGCGCCAGCACGAACACCGGAGGCTAACGCTTCACCCCAAGGCCCAGAGTTGAGTGCGGCCTGGCGAAACGCTGGCACCATTTTTTGTTCCGCAATAGTTTTAGATGCCTGGCGTAATTCTTTTGACGCTTCTTTACCGAGTTTGGAGAAGTCCCGCAGTAGCTCGTTAAGTCCCACAATGTATGTGTCAAACTCTTTAGCCACTTTCCAACACCTCCCAGTAAGTAATCACTTCCTGCATCGTCAATTTTTTGACATGTTCCAATGGCCACCCAAGGGCGACACTTAATTCAATTAGGAGCCTTTCATCACACCCAGGTTGAAAGGGTCGATTTCTTCCCACACTGCTTCTACAACGATGCGTTTGCGTAATGCCCACGCTTCCACCGTTTTCAGGTCACCGGGCTCTTTACCTTCAACCTCGTAGTAACTGATCGCCAACGCCCTAGCCTCATTTGTGTCTGACTCGGTTTTAATAATCCGGGTGCACATGAGACTGTGACCTTGGAGCATCTCAAAATTGCGTTCCTCAATGCCTTCACCTGAAACGTACAACCTAGCTCTTTGCATGATGTGTCCCCCTTGGCCTTAACTGAATGTGACTGTGCCGGTGAATGATGCGGAAACTGTCACCACGTTGTCACCCGGGTAGGTCAGGTCAGCGGATTCAATCATCATTGCCGTGCCTGTCCATGTCCCAGACGTTGACGCGATAGTCACGGCCACGGCGGTACCTGCAGCAATAGCTGTCTGTAGTGCACCGTAGATACCTGCTGCCTCGTCATACAAGAAGTCAACGGCCATGGTGCTGTTCAGATCAACCTGGTCAAACGCAACGCTGGACAGTGTTTTGGTGCGAACAATGACAGGGGTTGTGTTGATTGTGCCGGATGTTATCTGATCTTCGTATTGCGTCCCGCCAATATCGACGGTAAAAACTGCTCCTGTTACTCCTACTGCTGGCATCTTTTTACTCCTTCATCTGTATGTTTACTTGAATTTCGGTTGTGATAACTGTCCCCTGCGTACCCAGGGTCAATAGTTGTGGTGCGTTTACTGACTCCACCGTGAACTCTGTGGGGATAGCTGCGAGCAACACATCTATTGCTTCCTCCGTGTTTTTGATTGCGGAGTCGTTTACCCTGGCGTTGACACTGACAAGGATGCGCCAGCGACATTCATAGTTCAGGTTTGACCCTATGCGCCTGGCGCGTACCCATGGTGAGTCTGGGACGATGACAACGCTAGGAGTGACGGGCACTGTGGGTACGTTGTCGTAGACCTTGTACCCAAGCCCGGTGAGGGCCGCAATGAGTAGTTCCCGGGCTTCTGTGGTGAGCGCCATCATCCGACCATTGTTGTCATTTGTTTGTATGGCGCCATGAGTACTGTAACCCGTGCCATGATTGCGGAGTTGATTCTAGGCCCGGGAGTGAAGTCAACACTGATTGACTCACCACCAGCAGCGTAGGCTGCTTGATACGTTTCCGTGGCAACGGTCATAGCCGCTATTTGTAGGGGCGCTGGTTCCGCTGTAAACGATGCGGGCGTAACAAGGTAGCCAATTAAGACACACGCCGAGTCGGCGTGCACGTCAAGTATGTCGTCCTGTGGTGCGGCATACTCGATGTCTAGATTGTCGGCCAGTTGTTGACCGGTTACTAGTGCCATGATAATTGGCTACCTATCTATTAAGCTACGTCGTAAACGCGAACGATGCCAGCGGGCAAATAAGCGGCCGTGGTTCCGTATCCATAAATGGATATGTCACGCCCAAGTTGTGCCACATTCTCAGCGGTTGCCAAGCGCGGCCCATCTTCAAGCCAACGAGCTGCTGCCCCGTTAGTTACGACTGCGTTGTTTGCAACGTTTGTGTCAAGCCACTTGGCGCGAATCACTGGCAAACCTGACACGGTAACGCGCAGTGTGGACGCGGTTGCTAGGCCTGACACGTTTGATACTGGGGTTGATTCCGGCATGAACGTTGACCAGCCGCCAATCGACTTGAATACTGCGGTGGAAACGAATACTGCAGTGGCTGGCGCTCCGGTTGCATCTTCAACGGTTACCGAGCTGTTAAATACTGCGGCGCGGAATAGTGCGCCGGTTGTGTCAGAAGCGTATACATAATCCTTCTTCCCGGTGCCTAGCGTCCACAAGTCGCTAGTAAATTTGCGATCTGTCAC